ACCAATGGCAACTACTCTGAATATTCTACCATCTGCTCACGCATTCGCCGTTGTATACGCCAAGACCAAATCGAAGGAGGTATGGTTGGGCAGTACAATCCAAGCATCACGCAACGCCTGAACAACCTTGTGGACAAGCAAGAGCAGAAGGTACACATCGAACAGCCGCTATTTGGTGACGACCTATGACCCTAACCGAACTACAACACCTGCTGAACTTGATGGATGCGGACAACAAACGGACGCGGGAGGCTTACAGGCTTGGCATCGACTTATCCGAATTTGGAGAGAGCGCACAAGAAGTCATCGACCTGCTATTGAAGCACGTCTTTGATGAGCATCAATACGAATGCCTTAGTTGGTGGATGTACGAAAGGGATTTTGGCAGGCGTGAGAATTTGCAGATGTGGGATAAGGATGGGAAAGAGATTTGCCGCACGATTGAAGAACTGCACCAATTTTTGTTCGCGTGAGTGACAAGATAGTCGAGTCAGTCATTGACCAGTTCAGGACAAGAGCCGAGGCGGGCAAGCGCAAGTACGGCACAACGATGGAGCGCGATGACCTGACCTTTGCCGAGTGGATTCAGCACTTGCAGGAGGAGTTGATGGATGCGGTGGTCTATATTGAGAAGATTAAGCAATCAGATTGAGTTTCAAATACACAACAGCAATAAAACGCATTCGGCAGGTGGCCGCTCGGAAGAAAGTCATTCAGGGCGGGACATCTGCTGGATGTTGACCCCCACTGGGCAACTGGTGGGGGAACGGAAAAACAATCGCCATCCTTGCAGTGCTTATCAACATAGCCGCAAAGGCAAAGACCGAAATCAGCGTTGTATCTGAATCAGTTCCGCACCTGCGGCGTGGTGCAATCAAGGACTTCGCCAAGGTGATGCAATGGACAGGACGCTGGGCACCCGACCGCTGGAACAAAACGCTTCTGACCTACCACTTCGCGAATGGAAGCACGATTGAATTCTTTTCAGCAGATAGCGAGGGAAGGCTCAGAGGCGCAAGGCGGCAGGTGCTGTACATCAACGAAGCGAACAACATCGACTTTGAATCGTACTACCAGTTAGCCATCAGAACAAGCGAAGCGATATACATCGACTACAACCCAACGCACGAATTCTGGGCGCATACGGAGGTGCTACGCGAGGATGATGCTGAACTGCTGGTGCTGACCTTCCGCGACAACGAAGCGTTGCCTGACACGATACGCAAGGACATCGAAATGGCGGAGGTGAAGGCCGCGACATCCACGTACTGGGCCAACTGGTGGAAGGTGTACGGTCTTGGTCAGGTCGGCAGTGTTCAGGGCGTAATATTCAGCAACTGGACGCAGGTGGATGAAATCAACTACACCACATCCAAACTGGTCGCGCTCGGCCTTGACTGGGGGTACACCAACGACCCGACTGCATTGGTTGCGGTGTACAGGTCAGGCGACACATTGACCCTTCACGAACTGCTGTACAGCAACAACCTAACGAATCAGGACATCGCGACAAAGCTTCGCGAGTTCGGCATTAACCGCGCGTGGGAGATTGTCGCGGATTCAGCTGAGCCCAAAAGCATCGAGGAGGTGCATCGCCTTGGCTTCAACATCAAGGCCGCGCAGAAAGGACAGGACAGCATCCGTAACAGCATCGACATCTTGCACAGGTTCAGCATTCAGGTGACCAAGACCAGCGTGAATCTGATTAAGGAGTTGAGGAACTACACGTGGGACACGGACCGCACGGGTGCATCGTTGGGAGTGCCGATTGACAAGTACAACCACGGTATCGATGCGGTGCGTTATGTTGCGCTCAACAAGCTATCGCAGAGTGCAGGTGGGAAGTATGTAATTATGTAACTTTGGCCTATGATACACCCAACAGCAATCATCGAGGAGAATGTCACGCTTGGCAAGAATTGCCGCGTTTGGGCATTTGCGCACATCCGCACAGGTGCAACGATTGGCGACAACTGCATCATTGGCGAGGGCGCACACATAGATTACAACGTCACCATTGGCGACAACTGCAAAATCCAAAACCACGCGCTCATATATCACGGCGTCACCATTGAGGATGATGTGTTTGTCGGCCCGAATGTAGTGACCACGAACGACCACCTGCCAAGCGTACACGGCGACTGGATGAAGAACGGCAGGTTCAGGAAGACAATACTTCGCAAGGGTTGCAACATTGGCGCAAATGCTACGATTGTCTGCGGCATTGAAGTAGGCGAAGGAGCGACCATTGGCGCGGGTTCAGTGGTGACGCGGTCAATACCTGCCAAGGCGTTGGCATATGGAAATCCAGCCAAAATCAAGAACCAATGAAGATACTAATCGGTTGCCTATTTTTTCGTCAGTACACAGGCTCGGAATTGTACTGCCTTTACTTGGCCAAGGAGTTAAAACGCCGAGGCTTTGATGTAACGGTGGCAGGTATGTACATTCACCTGCCAATCACAAGCGAGGCGGCATTTTACGGCATCAAGGTCGTGGAACTATCGCAGTTGACAGGCGATGAGCAGTTTGACATCATCCATTGCCAGCACAAGCCAGTCACGGAACACCTGTGCCAGCTATACCCGACAACGCCAAAGGTTACGACCATTCACAGCATTGTGTACGATTTGGAGCGACCTGTAAAGCACGACAGCATCAAGCACTACGTTGCGATTGCCAAGCACGAGCGCGAATTCATCATCAGTAATTACGGCATACCTTCGGACAAGGTCAGCACCATATACAATCCTGTTGATTCGTCTAAATTCAACAAGGAGAACACGACCGAGGACGACTTTGTGCTGTTGGCAGGTACGGTTGACTATATGCGCAAGCAGATGATTTACGATGCATCGCAGTGGGCGAAGGATAATGGCAAGCGGTTTGTGCTGATTGGCTACGACCACGGCGACTATTTATCTGACCTGCGCAAGGCTCGCGACATCATCTATTACCAGCCAATCCCGAACATTGAGATGATGGTCAAGTCGTGCTACATCGCCTGCGGTTTGTTCATTGGCAGGACAACTATTGAAGCGTGGATGTGCGGCAAGTCGGTGTTGAGTTACAAGTTTAACGCATCGGGCGGCATCCTCAGCAGGGAAGTATTAGCACCACCAAGCGACATCGACCTGTACAGCAGTGACCGCGTTGCTGAATCATTGATAACCATATACAATGAAATTGCTTAACCGCCTAACCGTTGCCCAGTTCCAAGAACTGACCGCCATTGACCCTGATATGGGCGCATTGCGGAAAAAAGTAAACACGGTCTGCATCGTGGATGGCTTCGACCAAAATGCTGTTGAAGGGTGGACGATTGAACAGCTGAACGCAAGGGCGGCTGTCATTGACGAGGAGTGCGGTGCGCTGTCGATGCTACCTGCCAAGCGGGTGGTTCGCATTGGCGGCAAGCGATACAGGATGGAGTGGTTCATTGACCAAATGAGCGCAGGGCAGATGATGGAACTGCTAAACTATCAGCTGACCAGCGATAGGGAGGTAGTGGCTAATCTGCACCTGTTGCTCGCCAGTTTAACGCGTGAGGTGACGTGGTACGGCAAGACATTGGCGTATGATGGCGGCAAGCACGCGGAAAGGGCAGAGGCAATGAAGAAGGCGAAGATGGCTGACGTGTGGGGTTTTGCCTGTTTTTTTTTGCGTCATTCCGAGCCTTTGTTGAAGATTATGCAGACCTATTTCGTGGAGGCGAGCAAGAAGAAGACAGCGGCCAAGGCGTAGCCAAACCCGACTACGGATGGCTTGGCGTTGCGTATGTGCTGATAGCGAAGCGCGACCCTTTGAAGATGGATGCGGTGTTTGCGATGCCAGCGCGGCAGTTTATGAATTACGTGAGGTTAGCAAAAGACCTGCAATAGCACACATTTGCGGGCAGTGGTATTTATAGCTGATGAAGTTCGATGTAAGTTTAACCAGCCAGCTTTCTGCCATTGGCAGTGACGTTACCGAAAGCGTAAGCCTGACCGATAGCAAGGATGTAAAGAGCGCAGTACTACGGTGGTTGCACGAGGCGATTGATGCGATGAATAAAGCAGTGGATAGGTACGATGCTACCGCCACGCTAAACCTTCGCCAGTCCTTCCGTGCTTCCGACTTCCGCTTGGATGGGCAGGCGTTGAAGATTGACCTTGAAGGTGCGGAGTATTGGGCCTATGTGAACTACGGCGTTGATGGTGTGCAGAACAAGCGCGGCAGGCCGTTCAGTTTCCGCTACATCAGGCCCAGCAAGCGGCACGTGGCGGCAATCCGCAAGTGGGCGATTGACAAAGCTTTGGGAATCCCGAAGGAAGAAATTGACGAGGCCGCGTACAACATAGCGCGCGCTATCAAGAGGCGAGGCATTGAGCCGCGACCATTCTACAATGACACGATGACCGATAAGCGGGTGAACGAATTAACGGTGACTATTGCCGACATCACAGGGCAAAAGATAAGCCTGCGCCTACTTTCCGAATTTGGCAAACAAACAGCAACCAGACGATGAGCATAACGATTGTATCCTCTCTTCCCGCCTTACTTCCTGTCGGCAACAGCGATGTTGTGGTGGTCAGCAGTAACCTAACCGCATCTGCAAACTTCCGCTACATCTGCGATGTAAGTGGAAGCACGGCAAGCGCACGATTGAAGTGCGACAAACTGCCCAGCACCAGTTTCGGATTCTTTGGCGTGAGCAAGGTGGTTGAAACGCTGATATTGCCAGCAGTTCCGCAAACCACAAGCGGATGGCAGTCGGGCGGCTATGCGGTGAAGGCGAATCTGACCTTCCGCGAAGAATACGGTTCACCGCCAACAGTGGCGACAGGGACAACAACAGGGTCGGTCATCGCGTGGCAGGCGGCGTTTCGTCAGCAGGACTACAACACAGCCATCGCCGCGCCAACAACTTACTACGCCGCAACGGTGAATAGTGACGCTGTGCCTTTGAAGGTAGTCAGCAACAGGCCAACATCGCAGACGCTGACCAGCGGAAGCAACGACTTCCTGTCGATGGTGGTAGATTCAGCCGTGACAGGGGTTGCCCTTCGCGTCACTTACGACAGCGGTGCAACGCGACCGACATTCTT